GAATGAAACCTTCTGTAGCTCCTTTAGATTTTGATGTATTCGGATGATTGATAAAAAAATCATTTGGTTTGTAAAAGTTTGGGCTCCAGATTGTGTTTTAAAAAAACAATTCTTTATATCCTGTACTGATGAGAGAATGAAAAAATTTAGAGTTCCTAAAGGATTGAGAGCTACTTATGAGAAGGCTAATACTCAAAACAAAGAAGAAAAGAAAAATGTATTAGGAACAATGGTATAATGAATATTCTAACAATAGAAAAAATATTTAAAGTTGATGGTGTGGATTACATGGTGTTACCTTTTAAATCTTATCTTATTAATTTAATGGATCTTGGAGAAGATGATAAGACACATCTTAAATTATTTCCAGGATGGCTAGAATTTTTAGATGCAGCTACTCAACAAGGTTATGGTTATGTTGTATTAGGAAAAGGTAAGCCTGTATTATGTTTTGGTGTGGTTTCTCAATGGGAAGGTGTATCAGAGTTATGGTTAATACCAGATCAAACTCTTATTCGTAAGCATAGAATACAATTTCACAAAGGAGCTTTAGCTTTTATGGAGTTGGTAGCGAAAGAATTATCTTTGCATAGATTACAAGTTACTGTCAGTTCACGAAATGTACTTGCTGTCAAATGGATAAAAAGTCTGTATTTTAAAGAAGAAGGTATTTTAAAAAATTATGGAGTTGATAAAACTGATTATATTATGTTTGCGAGGTTATTCTAATGGGTAGTATTTTTAAAGTTCCCAAATATACTCCACCTCCTCAAATTGAAACTTCCAATAAGTTATTGGATCAGAGAGAGGAAAGAGCAGATGCTAAAGAGCAAAAAGAATTAAGAAAGATTGCATCTAAATCCAGAGCTCGTAGAGCTGGAGGAAGATTATTAGTTAATCAAGAAAGAGCTATTCCAATGTTAGGTACAGGTACTACACTTACAAGAACAGATCCAATTAGAAATCCATACGATTTTGATAAGAGGTATGTATAATGGGAGGATCACCAGCAAAAGTAGTTAAGAAAATAGTTAAAGCTCCGGTAAAAATTTTATCAAGCCCATTAGGTAAAAGACGACCAGAAGTTCAACAAAGACAAATTGGTAAAGCTGAAAGAGATGTCCAATATAAAACAGATCCTAAAACAAAAAAAGTTGCTAGAAAGTTAATGCCAAGACCAGGCTCTAAAAGAATTGCTAGAAGTAGAAGAGGTGGTTTGTTAGCTGGAGAATTTAGAAGAACATTAGGTTCTACTAGAAATCCAAGACATACTAACCTTGGTTCAGAAAGTCAGTTGGCTTAATGGAACAAGAAGAATTTATAAGAAATCCTAGATTTATAAAATTAAATCAAGGTGAAAACGAAGAAGAATTAACTAGGGAGGATAACGATGGAGATGAGTAATATAAAAATAAAAGCACAAAAACTTTGGCTAGATCATAAAGGACATATAGTTTATGTAGTTGTTGGTATAGTTATTGGTGCAATATTATTTTAATAAAAAGTTATGGCAATGAGATTAGAAGTACCAGAGGTCTTAAATAGACATAAACAAGCATTTGCCAAAAAAGAAAATTGGAGATCTGTTTATGAAGAGTGTTATCAATATGCTCTTCCTCAAAGAAATTTATACGATGGTTATTACGAAGGTAATGTTCCTGGACAAGCAAAGATGTCCAGAGTTTTTGATAGTACAGCTATTCATTCCACTCAACGATTTGCAAACAGAATACAATCTGGACTTTTCCCTCCTTATAAAAAATGGTGCAGATTAGAACCTGGGAATGAAATACCAAGAGAGAGATCTTTAGAAGTACAAACAGCATTAGATCTTTATTTAGATAAAATGTTTGCTGTTTTAAGACAATCTAATTTTGATTTAGCGATTGGAGAATTTTTATTAGATCTCTCTGTAGGTACTGCTGCTATGTTAATTCAGCCTGGAGATGATCTTAATCCTGTTACCTTTACTCCGGTTCCACAATATTTAATTGCTTTAGAAGAAGGGCCAAGTGGTACAGTTGATAATGTTTATAGAAAATTTAAAGTTAGAGGAGAGGCAATCAAAAGACAATTTCCAGATGCTACTCTTCCACAATCATTAGAATTAAAAATAAAAGAAAAACCTCAAGAGCTTATAGAATTATGTGAGGCAGTTATTATTGATCCTATTATAAAAGATTATTGTTACCACATAGTACATGACAAATCTAAATCAGAATTAGTTTATAGAAGAATGGAACAAAGCCCATGGGTGGTAAGTAGATATATGAAAGTACCAGGTGAGGTAATGGGAAGAGGCCCACTCACTACAGCCATTCCAGATATTAAAACATTAAATAAAACTTTAGAATTATTATTAAAGAACGCATCACTAGCAATTTCTGGAATTTATACTGCTGCTGATGATGGTGTTTTAAATCCTAACAATATAAAAATAACTCCAGGTGCGATTATTCCTGTTGCAAGAAATGGTGGGCCACAAGGTGCATCTTTATCTCCATTGCCTAGAGCTGGAGATTTTAATGTATCTCAAATTGTAATCAATGATTTAAGAATGAATATTAAAAAAACATTACTCGATGATACTCTTCCTCCAGATAATATGTCTGCAAGATCTGCAACAGAGATTGTAGAGAGAATGAAAGAGTTAGCACAAAATATGGGTGCAGCTTTTGGAAGATTAATTACAGAAACAATGGTTCCTATTATTAGAAGAGTTCTACATATAATGAATGAAAAAGGTTTAATTGAATTACCATTAAAGGTTAATGGATTAGAAGTAAAAGTAGTTCCTATCTCTCCATTGGCTAAAGCACAAAATTTAGAAGAAGTAAATGAAGTAATGCAGTTCTTCCAAATTGCTAATGCTTTAGGCCCTGGAGGAATATCTGAAGTTAAGCCAGATAAGATTGCTGCTTTTGTAGCAGACAAATTAGGAGTACCTTCTGATTTAAGAACTACTGATGAAGAAAAACAAATGATACAAAAACAAGCTATGGCAATGTCGCAACAAATGATGAGTGCACAGCCGAATGGACAAGGTGGTGCTCCGGCAGCTCCTCCAGACCAAGCTCCTCCTACTCAAGAACCAGCAACTGCTGTTGAGCAAGAGGTTATGGCATAATGGCTGAAGGAGATATAAATCTTCCTGGATGGGAAGGATTAGAAGTTTTAGGCAACAAACCTAAAGATGACCAAAGGGAAATAGATGTATCTATTGCAAGAACCTTTAATACTAAAGATGGTAAAAAGGTTTTGGAATATTTAATATCTAAAACATTAAAACAATCAACTTGGATACCTGGAAGTGAACCTTCTTTTGGATACGCAAGAGAGGGCCAAAACTCTGTGATCAGAGATATTCAAACACGCATAGAGAGGGCGAAGAACAATGGCTGAAGAAGAAAATAAAGTAGAAGAAAAAGTAGAAGAAAAACCAGAGGGTTTATTGGCTGATGTCAAACCAACTGAAGAGAAAGAAAAAGAACCAGAAGATATACCTCATAAAATTGAGGAACAGACGAATGTTTCTTCTGAAGAAAAGAAAGAAGAAGTCAAACTTGAGAAACCAGAATACCTAGAAAAAAAATTCTGGGATGATAAGACCGGTGTAAAAGTTGAGGACTTAAATACTTCTTATAAAGAATTGCAGAAAGCATTTTCAATGGGTAAGCATAAAGCTCCTAAAGAATATGATGTATCTGCATTAGAAGGAGTTGAGGAAGGTGATCAAATAGCCGATATGTTTATGGAGTGGGCTAAAGAGAATAAACCTACTCAAGATGGTTTTGATAAATTAGTTAATCAATTTAGAGAGCTAACTTCTAAACAACAAGAGGCAGATAGTATTAATATAGAGCAAGAGAGAAAAACTCTTGGGCCCAATGCTGATCAAGTCATTCAAGGAATTTCTACTTGGGGTAAAGGATTAGTATCTAAAGGAGTATGGAGTGAAAGTGATTTTGAAGAATTTAAAATCTTTGCTGCTACTGCTAATGGTATTAATGCTTTAAATAAAGTTCGTAAATATTATGGAGAGAATACCATACCAACAGCTCCTATTAGTGCTGATGGAATGCCAAGTAAAGATGAGCTTTATGAAATGATTAAGGATCCTAAATATAAAACAGACGCATCATTTAGAAGAAAAGTAGAAGAACATTTTGCTAAAGCATTCCCTGGTACTGCTACAAGTACAGGGGAAATCTAATGAGAAAGAAAAAAGGTAATGGTGTTATCTGGCATATTTATCATACTATTCTTGCAATCGAATTAGGTTTAGTGGTTATTATTGAGTTTATAGAATTAATGAAAAATATTTAATTTTACCCCTTTACATTTGTTTTAAAATTTAATATCTATCATAATTGAAGATAACCGAATTTTCTTTTGGCCTTCTGGCTGGTGGGTAAAGACACCATTTTCAGCCTGGCTTTTCCAGACAACTGATAGTTTATTAATAATGTTTAATTTAAGGAGAAAACGATGGCACAATCGATAACAAATGCTTTTGTAACTCTTTTCGATGCAGAAGTTAAACAGGCTTTTCAAGCAGAAAGTGTCTTGAGAAGTGCTGTTAGATTAAGATCTGGTGTATCTGGAAATACTTATAAATTTCCAAAACTAGGTAAAGGATCTGCTACTGTTAGAATACCTCAAACTGATGTAACTCCATTGAATGTAACTTACTCACAAGTTACAGCTACAATGTCAGATTACAATGCAGCAGAGTATTCAGATATATTTCATCAAGCTAAAGTTAATTTTGATGAAAGATCGGAATTAGTACAAGTAGTATCGAAAGCTATTGGCCGAAGATTAGACCAACTTATCATAGATGCTCTTGCTGGAGCCTCTTCACCAAACACAGTTGCAAACACAATCGTAACATCTGGATCTGCTGCTGCATCAAACTTGAATGTTGGAAAGCTCATTGCTGCTAAAAAAGCAATGGATGCTAAAAATGTTCCATTAGATGACAGACATATCTTGATCCACGCAAATTCATTAGCTGGTTTATTAGCTGATGAAAGAGCAATAAGTGGCGACTATGCTGCAATTAAAGGACTTGTTTCTGGGGATATTAATACTTTCCTTGGTTTCAAATTCATAACTATTGGTGATAGAGATGAAGGTGGATTATCTATTGATGGTTCAAGCGACAGAAATGTTTATGCTTTCCATAGATCTGCTATTGGTATGGCCGAAAATATGGCCCAAAAAACAGAGATTAATTATGTTCCAGAGAAAACTTCTTTCTTGGTGAACAGTATGTTCTCTGCTGGATCAATCGCAATCGATGACGAAGGTATAACTAAAGTAACTTGTCGTGAATAATTTATAGGGGGATATTTATATGGCATACGCATCATCTGGATTGACACCTATAGGTGGTCAATCTAAAGCTGGTAACGCACCACAAATGTGGGCTTACACTTCTGCTGACGCAATCGCTACAGTAAATACTGCTGGATATTTTAATTCAGCTAGTGATTTACTTAAAGTTGGCGACTTGATGTATATTCGTGATAGCAACACACCTACTGCTAGTTTGGTAATAGTATTATCAAACGCATCTGGTGTTGTTGATGTTTCAGATGGTACAGCAATTTCAGTTGCAGACGCAGACTAATAGTAATAAGAAGGGGTAGGCCCAATAAAAGGGCCTATCCTTAAAAAGGAATATGAATTGAAAATATGGCAAGTGGCGATACAAATGTAACGATAAGTAACCAAGCTCTAAATTTATTAGGAGCTGATATTATTTCATCATTTAGTGATACAACTAATGATGCTGCTGCTGTATGTAATAACATTTACGAAACAGTTAAAAGACAAACTCTATCAATGTATCAATGGAGCTTTGCATTTACAAAATTACAATTATCACAATCTTCAACATCTCCGATAGGTGAGTGGACTTATCGATA